GTCTCTAAATTTCCTGTCCCAATTATCAGTATAAACAGGCATGAAAGCATTAAGTGCATGAGTAAGATCTACAATTTCCTTAGTCCTATCATTGTCTACTGCCTCCTGTAGTTGTTCCAGCATAAAATTAAATGTAGTAATCTCAGAAAATGCAACATCTAGATCACTCATCACCTTCCAATTGTCACTCATCTCAGTCATTTTCAATTCTCCTTCTAATTCATCCAGTCAAATTAATAGTTAATGATAATCTGGGTTCTGGATTTTCTGTTACACTATGTTCTGCAAAGGCTGGGATAACAATTACAGAATTGAGATCAGACTCTTGCACTTGACCATTCACCCTCCATGCAGCCTTACCATAAATTGGTTTGACTATAACATTATAATCATGATTATGTGGATCAAAACTAGGTCTTCTGGTATCCGTACCTTTGCTTAGATAGAAATTAGCATTAGTATCTGATCCCTTTATGACTAAAAGTTTTTCATTCAATTCTCTCAGTTGACTTGTTAAGTCAAGCACATTATTTAATAAACTTGTGAATCCCAAATCGTAAAGTTTCTTCCACTTCTCATAAAACAAATAACCTTTAACATCAAAGAAGGCATTTGATACCATACCACAATGATTAATAACTTCAAGTGCTGGTTCAGGCCATCTATATTTAATCTGAAGAAGATCTAGAATCTTCTCTTCATCAATATCAATCTGATGATTGGTAATCACCTCAGCACATTCTCTAAGATACTCCTGAGTATCTACCGAAGTATGAAAGGAAGGTTGTTTAATAAACCCACCATGTTGATTTGGTGGAAGTGGTCTAGGTGGTTGTTGTAACATCATAATTAATCTATCGGTAAGTCTTGAGGATTTTGCAATTGATCATCCATATCAAATAAGAGAGGAGAACACTCCTCCTCTGTTAAGTATGAATGGAATTTGTATAACTCATCATCGGTATACATCCTATTTCCATTTGCTTCTTTGATAACCTCTGGATCTTCGGAAGCAACAGACACTACTTCATCAAATGTGAAGGGAACATAGTTAATAAAATACATCTTAACAACCTTAGTCCCTTCATGAGTTTCATACCAACAATAAGATGTATTAATCTTATACTTTTTCACCAGCGGCCAAAGTTTCTTTATGTTCCTCAAAGAATGCTACTGCATCAAACCACGCATTATTGTCACATAGGTAGTGGAGCCTATCAATCAAGGCATCCTTAATCATCTCTTGCTGAGTCTTTCCCATCTGAAAGTCCATTGAAATAATCCTTCCTGAAGTAACGTCCTAGAACATTGCTATTATAAAAGGCTGGTTCCCCGTTGTCAAGTGCTTCGGTCAGCACGTTATTTAGGAAGAGTTGTCTTGTCTCTTCGTAATTTACTTTGCCTGGGGTGGCGTGGAGAGATATAATTTCCCTGCGGAAAGTGTTTCGTCCAAATTCTTTAACGTCTTGCTTAAGTTCTGGAGAACTACCGTAGTACTTTTTCCAGTCACTCTCAGACGTAACACGGCGTTTCCCACCTCTAGGCTTTCGACGCTGGGTAAAGTACTTGCGTCCAATGTATTGTTTCCCTGTCTGGAGATTAGTAATCCTGTAGACGTAACCGAAGAAGTCGCCAATATGCTCAGAAGTAAAAGCTGTACCCTTGTATGTCCAGGCATTCTCATATAAGCCTTCACCCACGCTGGTCTTTGTGGTGGTTTCCATCCCATAATTTTCATGTCAGTAACTTATATAGGTATGCCTCCAGACGGATTTGAACCGCCGACCTTGGCTTTACAAAAGCCCTGCACTACCGCTGTGCTATAGAGGCAAGTGGAGTTATCTTATCCCCATCTTTAACATTTTCCAGACCTCTTTATATCCATCTACCTTAAATGCATAACCAAGATGATTCTGTGCAATAGCAATGGCTAATGGATAGTCATTACCATCCTCTTCCATCCTATCACCAAAGAACCGTAAGTCGTCACCGTCTTTGAAATCTCTAAGAATCTGACTCTTATCTGCACCTTTGACAGATATATCTATACCAGTTTCACCACCAACAAAAGCATATAGTTCTGGAAAATGGTCATTAAATCTGGCCGCTATATCTGATCTCTCGTTCTTGTCTGCATCATATTCTTTATATACACTTCTCTCTTCCCAGTTAGCACCTCTTCCCACGATACTAAAATTAACACAGCCAGGTCTCTTTTCTATATGATTACCTGTCCTTACTGGGAACGTACTATAATCTAATTCATCCAGTAAAAATCTCTTTGCATCCTCTGGTAATTCCCATTCTGTTCTATAGTAATGTAGGTCTCCTTCATAGACATCATTACCTGCACAATTATATACTCTCTTACAAGCACAGTATAAGGAGAGTCCAATCTGTTCTATTGTTTTTTCTCTGTTACTGCCTGTAACAAGATAGACCTCGTTCGTAAGAACGAAGTCATAAAAGAATTTAAGGAAATCCAGATCTATTTTTTCTCTACTGGGAGTCAGAGTCCCGTCAATATCAAAAATGTATTTCATAATAAAAGTATATCACATATTATAACCTTTGTCTAAAATTATCCCAAGTCTTATGATCCTTTAACTCATCAGGAACAAATGTACTTACCTTCGCTTCGTACTCTCTTCTTAATAACTTCCTCTTTGCTCTTGCTCCTGCATCCATTGCCTTTTCAGGTTGTCTAAGAACTTCTTTCTTCCTCTTAATAGACTTAACCATGGCAGAAACTTTATTCACCTGTTCATTTGTTATCACCTTCTTAACATCCTTGGCAAACTTAACACTCTTCTTAACACCCTTAGCAAATCCTTTACCAAATACTCTAGCACCTTGAGTTGCTTTACGATGGCGTTTAACACCTTGTTTAACAAAATCACCAAAGGTTTTTTGCTTCTTAGGTGTTGAAGCAGCCTTAGTTATTGGAGTACTCTTAACAGACTTCCTTGCAGGAGCCTTCTTAGGTGCAGGTTTAGTTGTAGTAGCCTTAGTTACAGGAGTCTTCTTCGCTGCCTTTGGTTTCTTTACACCACGTTTTGCTTCATGCTTTGCAATCCTTTCCTTGTGTGCATCCAATCCAGGCGCACCTTTACCTTTATATTGTGCCTTAGTTCTTGCATCTGACTTAGTACTTGGTGCAACCTTCTTGGAGGCAGCCTTCACTGTCGCCTTAGTTACAGGAGTCTTCTTCGCTGCAGGAACCTTCTTAGCAGCAGCCTTCTTAGCTTGAGCATGTTTAACTACTGTCGTATATCCAAGACCTAGTTTTGGTTTCTTCTTAGGAGTCTCTTTATACTCACCAGTTTTATTTGCTCTACGTTTCGCTTCCTTCTCTGCATCTTTTTTAATCGTAGTCTGAATGGTCTTCTTAGATCTGACATTCAACTTACGTGCTGATCTTTCCTCTTCAAGTTCTACTTCTTCTTTACTGAATTTTTTATCAAGTTGTCTACCAATTTTACCACCAACTTTAGAACCAGCAATACCACCGACTATATCACCTACTGGTAAAGGACCATCAAGAACACCACCAGCAACACCACCAGCAACACCACCTGCTACGGCACCTGCCTTTTCAAATTTACCAGAACCAACCATTTTACTTTGATTGCCCTGTGATGCTTTTGCTTTTGCACCTTGCCCTGCCTTTATTGCAGCAAACTGTCCTTGTTGAACTGCTCTACCACCTGCCTTTCCACCAACTTTAACACCTTGACGGACTAAAGTTCCAGCACCACCAAGTCTTTCAGTGACTACTTCTTCTTTCTTTGTCTTTGCTGCTTCACTTGCTTTAATCTTGGCATTCATCTTCATAATATCTTTGATACTCATGTTACCAATACCAGTGAATCCATCCTTTGAAGGATCTGGTTGCTTAGAATGAGTTCTATCTTTCTTACTCTGCTCAGGATCTCTTTGATATCCTTCTGTAGTAGGCAGTTCTGGATAATATTCTGCTGTTAGTGCTGCATAAGGAGGTGCTTTTCTTTCCTTAACTTTCTTTGCATCTACTGCTTTCTTATGACGTTTAATACCCTTCTTAAAGATATTAACTGCACCTTTAGATACATAACCTTCATTAGCAGGTACTTTCTCAGGTAACCCTTTGTGTTTTGTCGATGCCATTTTCTTTACGTCGGATTTGCTAACGGTGGAAGCAACTTTGGTAATCTCAGGTGAGGGATCTTCCATCTCCCCTTTCTGAGCCGCTCTAACCATCCCGAAGAATCTTTGTTGTTTTTTAGAGACGGATTTTTCTGCGAGGTCATAAGACATTCTCTGATCCTCCGATACTATTTAAGTTTTCTGAACCTCCAAGTGCAAACGGATTATGTTTCGTTGCAAATCGATACATCTTTTCATGTAAAGAGAGTTCAGCTTCAACCTTCTTCTTCCTAGGAATTTTAGGAGTCCTTACTGAAGTAGGTATCTCCATTAATTCTGGTGGTAGATCCTTTCTATCCCATGCGGGTTCGGGAACTGTATGGTCTGTTGCTATCGGCATACTATCTAGGGGGTTTTCAAACCAGTCATCTAGGTAAGGATCATTAATTCGATTCACTGTAATCACTTCTTCTTAGTACTCATGATAGCACCCTTCCCATGTTCGGCTTCAATTTTTGCCTTTACAATATCAAGGGCAGACTTTCCTTTACCATACTTCTTCTCTGTTTCTCTTTGGAGAACAGTCTTTCCTTTAGTCTTTTTTGAACTTGAAGGAGGAGAACTTGGTCCTTTGGAATCAGTACCACGCCATCCTGTTCCATACTTCTCAAGATTTCTATCTTTCCAATGATCATACTCTTCTTCACCTAGTATTTGTTTAACTACTAAGTCAAGTCTCCAATTAGAGAAACTTTCTCTCATCTTAGTTTTTGAATCAACTGCCATCCTTCTCTTATAGAGTTTATTAGGATCTTCAGTTTTATCAGTCTTATACTTGGTAGGAGTGTCTTGAGCAATCTTCTCACGTCTGTAAAGATCTGCTGATTTTTTCTTACGCTTCTCTACAGGGTCAGGTTTCCACCCTTCCTTATTAAAAACAGACTTCATCTTACGAACTTGCTGATCCTGTTTTGTAGATGTCTTATAATCACTGGCATTCTGAGCTCTATCAGCTGAT